ACTATCATGTTAGGCTGTGACAATCCTTGTGTAACATTAAATCTTTTCGCCTCAAAAACTCCTGGCTGAGGGTTAGTTAAGGTTGATGTTAAAGGAGATTTACCATTAAGTTTTGTTACATCAAAATCAAATGCAGTTCCTGTTGAACCTGGAGCATACATAGGATTTCCTTGACTAAATATATATAAAAAGTTTCCTACTGGATTAAAATCTATATTATCTCCACTTTTCTTTACTGACCTAATAAGCTGGTCTGCACCATCATATGATATCATTCCTACTGATTGCTGACCTTCTAACTGATTAAATGCCGAGACCCCTTGTAATGGACTTGCTAATGCTACAACTAAATTAGACTCTATAGGGCTTGAAAAATTACCGTCAAACCAGCCATATTCATAATGTAATTGTTTTCCTGATTGCTGAGGCGATGTTAAAACTATCTGTGTTAATGATCCAGTTACTGTAGTAACGCACTGTGGTGTTATTTCGTAACCTAATACTCCTGTTGTATTAGGAGCTCTTTCAACTTTTACGTTTATCGTGGTAGGATATAAACTTAACTTGTTTAGTATCAAGAAACCAGAAGGTGCAGTATTATCTACTATTCTATCTACTACTACAGGGTTTACTACTCTTTCAATAATATAAGTGTCTCCTACAGCAAAAGTAAAAGCTGGGTTTGCTAATAATAATTCATCAGGGTTTCCTAATCCAGTAATCGTAGTTTTTGGAGGAGGAACTATAGAAGAACCTGTATTAATTATTCCGTCCCCAACTTGCACCCCAGCAGTGACAAAATTGTTGGCTGTATCTGTTAATGTTCCCGATACTAAAGGATTAGTTGCTGAACCAGATGTTATTTGAACTTTATTTGTTCCGTTCCATGTTAAAGTTATTTTAATAGAACCTGAATTTAACAGATAATCTAAATAAAAGTTTCCATACACAGCTCCAACATTTACGTCAAATTCAAACACCTCAGGAGCATTAGTTTGAGATATTAAAGTACCGCAAGCTACAGGAGCGTCAGAACCTTTGACTGATATTTCATTATTGTTTAAAACATATTCTCCCATATAAGGGTCATAACCTCCTAACTTCTGTGTATCTATTTGTGCAGTAAAAGAGTCTCTAAAAAATGATCGCATACCACTGTCAGAAATTACTGTTAATTGTTCTTCATAAGTTCCTCCACTTAATTTTATAACTGCATTTCTTTTTGTATCAGTAAAAAATACATTTTTACCCCAAGAAGCAAAACTTTCTGGGTTAAAGCTTATACCAAACTCTTCTAATCGTGTTATCTGCTTACCTAATACTTCAGGTATAGAGGTTATTGCTCCACCTCCTGCTGCGTCTGATAATAAATTTTTTCCTTGTAATATATATGATATTCTATCTTCCTGTAAAACTAATAAGTCAGTCTCTCTACTATGTAGTTTCATAATAGGACCAAATATTAATTCTAAATCTTTAAAATTACCTAAACTTAAATTAAACTCATTACTGTTATTTAAGTTTGTTTCACCATTATATATCCCACTATAGGTAATAGATGCTTTTCTTTTACTTTCTTGATAAGGTTCCGCAGTAACGCCATTAGCTCTTTCCCCGATAGCCATAGCATTTTCTGCTGCATTATCAAATATTTTATAACTTTCTACTCCATTACCAAAAGAATAACAATTAGCAAAGGTTAAATCATTTATAGCTGCGACATTTGTCGTTAAATTTTGGTTTTGAACATTACCAAAATGTATGTTTTCGTTTGAAACCGCATCATATCCAATATTAAAGTTTTGAGAGCCTTCATAATAAATATTAGGGTCTGCTGGCTGTGGAGTTGTTTCTAATGTAATAACATTGTTATTAGTTATAATAACTATTTTAACAGAAACTCTCGCTGGTCTTTTGTCAAAACCTGGACCACCTCTTGGTACCCCATGACTTAATACCAGTTGTAATTCGCCAGCACTTGGTTGTAAAAATTGAAACGCATAGTCATAACATGGTGATGCTCCAGGTATGTTACAATCTGATATATCAGTAGCTAATGTATATACATAATGGCCTTTCAACTCTTTTTCTCCAGTATCACTTGTTCCTTGAATATAATTAACTATTCCCTGACCTTCAAACCAACTTTTAAAATCAGGATAAAGAGCATTAGATATGTACTCTTCTTTCCACCTCCAATCAACAGACTTTACATCAGCAGGGTCTCCTGTCCATATACCACCATAGGCACCCCTTGTAATTTTCATGTCAAATTGAATAACAGAACCAGGTTGAATAACAATATTAGTGGATGGAGCAGTGCCAAAAAATAAAGGATATGCAACCTGCTGGTCTTCACTTGGGTTTGTTCCGCAAGCCTTACGACTCATTACATTTGCCTTTGTTCCTTTATTATACACAAAAGTTTGATCGTTTGGACTCCAACCGTTAGGTTTTGCAGAAAAATACAATCCTGCTAAACTATTTCCTGGATTTGATACGGTTCCATCTATCTCCCCACGTCCTTTCGCTTCTATTTCCAATACTGTTAGAGTGACTAATTCTGGAAAAACACTTGGCACTCCTGATACAATTTCAGACTTTACTATAAGTCTATCACCTACTGTTAAAATACTTTGGTCTTGACCTACCAATCTAAACCAATATAAAGTAGGGTCATTTTTATCTTCTTCAAATACCGTTATATATATAGTTTCATAAGTTGTAGCTGAAGGTTTTATTGCAAACTTATAGCGAGTTGCCCATTTTGGTGGAGGACTATCTATAGATACTCTTAATCTATTTATCAATCCTGCTCCAAGAGTATTTACATGAACTGTGTTGTCCTCAGTTGTAATTACTGTAGAAGACCTACCGTATTCATCCATATAAATTATTCCTAAACTATAATCCCTGTTACTATGTAGGCTTAATCTATTTGGAGAGCTATCCAAAACACCAGTCATGCTTTGTATTATATACTGAAAATACTCATAGTATTCACTAACAACATTTGTAGAAGGGTCAGTAGCTTGGTATTTAACTGCTGGTACTTTTAAATCAAAAGTATCACCACTAACAGTAAGCTCAAACCCTTCATTTACAGTAGAGCTTGTAATACCTGTTAAAGAATGTGTTGTCTGAGGAAATGGCCCTGCTCCAGAAACCACTCCTGAATTAGCTGGGCCAGGCGCAATAATAGCGGTGTTAAATAAATCCGTTAAGGTATTACCATTGTTAGAGTTTGATATAGGTTGAAAATTAGTTACTCCTACTGCATCAGAAAATTCAGGACTTAACAACATAGTATTTATTGAATTATAATCTCTTGTTGTTGTAAATTCAAAAGTAAGAGTTATGGGCTGAGTTCCGTTAGAAGATTTATACTCACCAGTAGCAGGAAAACCAGCTAATGTGCCTGGAACTGAATTGGTGCCTGTTGTTCTTAAAGATATTTCCCAAGTAAAAGTTGTTCCGGTTATTATTGTGTCTGAACCAGAGTATATTTGAAAACCTGACAAAGAAATGTTTGGATAAAATGTAGTTTTTCCAAGTGTTGAGCTAAAGGGTGTTCCGGATTGTATTGACCAAACTTGTGTAGTGCTAACTCTTGCAGGTTGTTGTAGTTCCAAAAACCTATCATTAATTTGTATAATTTCAGGAGTAAAAAGAGGAACGACAGGTAAGTCATCAAATCCTATCATGTTATGACCGTCTGTATAATTTCCATAAAACACTCTATTACCCATAACGGTTTGTGCTTGAGCAGTTTTAGGAACATTGTCAAATGTTCTTAATAACTCGTCTTGCCCAAGTAAAGTGTAAATTTTCTTTTTACTAAAAGTTATTGAACGTTCAGTATTATCACCCCACCCTTCGTTAATTTTATCATACCTTTCAATTATGTAAATTGTATTTTGTCCTGATTCTTTATATAATAAATCTACACCGATAACATTTGAGCCGCCTGTGCTAAATGTAACCTCAGCAGTGTTAAATTTATTTTCCATACCGGTATTTTCTAAAGTATCATAATCTAAAGTCCAATCACTTGGCTCAAAAGCTGGTGTGGTAAACAAAGAAGTTGCGCTATACTGATTATCTTTATATTTGTATCGGTAAGCAAAACATAAAAATTTATCTAAAATATAGTTTTCTTCTTCCGAAGGAGTGTTGATTAAATTTATTGTAGGTGCTGGTAAAGAAAATTCAGTTACAGGTGGTAAAACAAGATTGTTTGTATATTCAGTAAATCCTGGAGGCTTTACTATTACTGATATATCCTCTTCTGTAATTCCGTCTACTCCAAGTGTAGGATATGGGTATTCTCTGTTTATATTAACTACTCGTGGTGGATTAAAGTTATCGGTAAAGAATAAAAGGTCGCTTACTAAATTTACGCCAGTTATTAGTTTTTCTGTTTGAAAATTTAAAACAGTTTCTGAAATTACTAAGTATTTAGTTGCGTTTGTTGATGAGTTAAAAGAAACTATCATATCTACATCTCTTCCTGGATCACAAACAAACCAATACATGGTTTGGTTTATACCATCAGCGTAAGCGCCAATACATTTGGCAAAGGTAGATAATGCCACGCCATTATATAATAAAGTTGATACCTGAGTGTTTCCTTTTGAATTTTCTACCGCCCCTATTTCTGTAGTTTCGGTAGAACCAAGCCTTACATTTTGTGCGTCAACATATTGTCCAGGAGGTAATAAGCGTTCATCAACGCTTTTATTCATTTTACCTGCTATAAAATTAGTATTAATTTCCATATTACTTTATCCATTTATCCTGACCTCTCATGTTCATCAGCAATCTTCCTGGATGAATATTACTTAATCTTAATTTTGCATTTCTTAATAAAGACGACTTGTCTTTTCTTGCTCTGTTTACTATATATTCTTGCACTCCCAACTTACTGTTTAACAATGCAAATCTTATATAAGCATACAAATATTCTTCAAACATTTTGTTTACGCTTATTTTGGAATCATCCCCTTTTTCCATTCCGTCTGATACATATTCTAAAACCACTGATTTGCCTGACATAGTTGAATTGAAATATATAGCGCCTGTACTTTTGTTTATTGTAAAAGTTGGGTTAATGTTAGCAGTTTCAGTATTAAGACCGAATCTGTCTCCCATTTGTCTTTCAAAGTACCAGCAACCATCCATACAGTAGCCTAATTGATTATGAAATGGGCCTCCTCCTAAATATAATTTTTGCATACCGCCCTCTTGTCTTGATAAATCTACTTGAGAGTTTTCAGGTTTTAAAACATTACCATCAACATCAAACAAAATTTTAGCGTTGTTATCTTGCAAGTAGGCTTCGCTCCACATGGTTTGTATATTTTCTGTTAGAGGATATAAAACCCCTGCTTCATACAAAGATATTCTTACATAATTAACGTAATCAGGCGGTAACACAAATCTAATTTGTGAGTCTACTGTTAACTGCAATATTTTAATTTCTTTCATTGCATCGTAATTAAGCTCTTGTATTCCTCTTTTAGCATGAAATATAACTTGATATCTTTCTATGTTGTTTAGTATTTCGTTATTTCCTTGATACATTAACATAAAATTATTTACTATATCCTCTAAAGATACATACTGATATGAACCCCAGTTTTTATCAACTGGAGAATTACCATTGTTTTCATAATATAAATAATCTGTAATGTATGTCATTTGTTATACTTGTATTTGGTTATCTTGAACTTCTTCGTTTTGACCGAATTGATATACTTCTGCTTCTCTTATTTCAATACCAACGTATTGGCAAATCTTAGCTATTAATCCTGGCTCATCTGACAGGGGTAATTCAAAATCTTGATATGTAGAGGATGTTTGGTCAAATATTGGTTCTCCATTTGTTAAAGATAAAAATGTCCACTGCGGTGGTTTTGGATATCTTATATATTGCGCCTTTATATCACCATTGTTTTGAATTGATGTTGGGTAAACACTTACCGTATTTCCACTTAGAACATATGCGGGAAATTGAGTTGTAGGTGATCCTAAAGTTGAGCTTGTTAGAAAAAATATTTTTTTCTGTGTTACTCTTTCTACTTCTGTTATGTTATTAGCATCGTATATAGAATAATTTTCTCCAGAAGCTACAGCTTGAAATATATCTGCGCTTAAATTTATTGTTGTTGCATTTGCAACACTTTGAACAAACGCCTGTTTTAGAGTGTCGGTATTAACCACTATACTTTGTAATGCAGGGTATTGTGGTGTAACAGCACCATCTGAAAATGGTGGGTTAGCTGTATTGTCTACTAATTCGTTTACAGCAGTAGCTGTTGTTGTTCCTGATGTTAATAGAGTAGGGTAGTAATAAAGTTTGTTTATTAAATAATAGTCTGACGGTAAAGACCAGGTGTTTGCTGTTCCTCCTGTTAAAAACACCTCTTCAGAGAATGAATCTATAACCTCTTCTAAACCTTTTACTATATCTGCATAACCTGTTCCTGATTGTCTAACGTTTTCTCTGTTTATATATTGATTATACTGATAAAAATAATCCTCAAACATATCCATCTGCGCTTGTTGTGCGTACAGATTGAAATCTTGCGGAGATAAGTACCCGTAATTATTTTTATTAATAATTGCTAATACTGTATTCCTTACGTTATTAATCATAGCCATAGAAAATACATTTTAAATATCTACAAATATAGCAAAAAAAAAGAGGTTACTTTTTTTGTAACCTCTCTTTAAAATTGTAATAATACTATTATGATAGTGCTAAGCTTTCAACTGTTATTACAGCGCTTTCAAATAAAGGCATCTGTACTCTTGCAGCAGATGGTCCAGGTGGGTCTGGCATATTTACACCAACGTATCCTCTCTTCATTGCGTCTTGTATAGCAATAGCCACAATACGACCTGTTCCTTGATCTGAATGGTCTATTGTTAAAGTAGGAGTAACATTAGTGTTTAAAATAATCTTAGTCTGCTCATTATTTACTCTATCTACAAAAACTATGCTATCCATATCTATTAAGTAGCTTGAAGCAATCGTAGTGTCAAATACATTGTAAGCATTTCCAATAGTTCCGAAACTACCGCTAAGCTTTAACCTATAGTCATCAATAACCTGTGTTACAGTTTCACTTGTGTTTGCAGTAGTATTCTCAAGAATATCTCCCGCAGTAACAGTAGATGTAAATGCCTTACCAAAATCATACACCTCATTAGCAGGCGTCTCTATTGTAAAATTATCATTAAACAAAGTTGGACTGTCAAATATATCAGCAGTCAATGTTAATGATGTCTCATTAATTAAAGCAGCTACAGTAGTTTGTGTACCAGCTGTTGTGTTTTTTACAATATCTCCAACTCTAACTTTACGAGTTGTAAATGTTGCAACAGCGTTTAATTGCTTTTCCTTACGAACAGCATAATCTTCATTACCATCCGGGAATAAATCAGAAGCAAAACTTAGTTCTGTGTTAGCAACAGCAGTTATAGCAGCTTGAGAGCCATCAGTAACATTGTATGCAATGTCACCAACAACAACACCGTCTGCAACAAAAGTAGCGCCAGAATCAACAAGTTTATTCGTACTGTCACTTGTAGCGGTTCCTGAGGCTATACCTGCTGAAGCTGTGGTTCCTATAACCAGTTCCGATGTTCCACTTGAAACAATCGTATTAACTGGTATTTCTAAATATTTAGCTCTCATATATTTATGCGTTAACTATTGATGTAACAGCCTTTGGTAAAAGCATAGGAAAATATGCTTTTTGCCAGCTTGTAGCTAAAGCTTCTTCTGCTCCATTGACTATTGCTAAGTAAACATCTGAACCAACTTGATTAGCAGTAGTTACAGTTGTAGTAGTATTATCAACGTAATCAATTGTAACGGTAGCTGCTGTAGCACTTGCTGTTCCTATATTTTTTATGCCATTAAGGCTAATTAATTGACCTGTATTAGGTGCGTTTGTTATAAAAAGAAATTTTGTCATTTTTAAAAAATTTAATGATTAATAAAGTACAAAGATAAACAATCTAACTATCTTTATTTAAAGCCTTTTTTAGTATCTTAAACATTTGTATTCCTTCATCTGACTGAAGATAAGTACCAATAATAGCATAAGGGTCTGTATTATGTGGAACCACTAACATCTGTTTTTTATTATTTTTTAAATTATAAAATACATTTTTACCTTTAATTTTTATTAAACCTGCTTGTTCCATTTGCATTACTGTGTCTTGTAACTCTAACATAGGGTCATTAATAATAGCAAGTAATTCTTCTGGTCTTGATTTAGCAAACATTAACAAGTCTCTTTTAATTTCTGATGTAGTCATCTTATCTACAGAGTTTCCAATAAATGCTCTTGCTACTGAAATCATTTTTTCTAAAGGTAACTCCATAGCCATAACTTGAGCATTTAATTCCATAGTAGCCTCTTCTAAATCTCTTGCTGCATCTGCTTCGTTGTCTACTTCTTCAAAAACCTGTCCATTATGTGGGTGGTAATGCAAGAACTCTTGCAATACTTGATTAGAACGGTCAACATAAAGCATACCGTCTTCAAAAACTACAGGTTCTAAAATAGCATTTCCATCCTGTTCATCTTCAAATGGGCTTCTTTGGTTTCTTGCATACCTTAATGGTCTGTTAACTCCTGTTTCTTCATCAAAATAAAGTAATGGAGAACGAGATGTATTTCTTGATGGGATTGTGTAGGACAAAGGTCTTTGCCCTCTTGTAAGCCTATATGTCTTACTTTTATAAGTTTGTTTTTTCATTTTATTATAATTTATTAAAGTTAAATAAAGGGGAGGCGAACCTCCCCTTTTGAATTAATTATTTATTCTTAGTCTTTGAATAAGAAGAAATTGTTTGCACCTAAAGTACATAATGCTCTTTCAGATAGCATATTAACTTGCATCTTATCTATATCAGATGATGCAGCACCACCAGCAGAACCAGTGATCCAAGTTTTATAACGTCTATCTTCAGTTTCTGAAGCTCTATATCTAACGTGCAAGAATGGTCTCTTAGCATTTTTACCTAAGATTTGGTCATATACAGTAGTTGAACCAGCAGGTACTAATACACCGCTAATTTTTCCTCCAGTAATACCACCTCTCATTGTAGGGTCGTTTAGATATTTCCAGTCAGACTTGTAAAAGTCATAACCTCTTCTGAATCCTGTAAAGCCAAGATTTAAAGCCATATCTGCATCATTATCAAATAGACCGTAAGATGTACCTCCAGCTCCATAAGAATTTTGAGCTGCTAACATATCATCCATATCAAAGCTAAAGTTTCTATTCATGAAAATAACATTTTCTTCAATAGCTCCTTGCTTGTCAAGTCTTTGAATAATTGAATCAAATCCAGCTAATGTAGTTGGGTTTCCACCACCCCAAACATTTCCTCTGTCATTTATTACATAGAATAAACCTTCAGAACCTGCTTGGTCATTATTCGCCTGTGGAGTTCCGCTAACAAGAGCTATCTGAGCTTGAGATGTGTTTTCAGCTGGAACCGCTTCAATCATAGCTGTTTCCATGTAATCCTCAAAACGTAATCTTGTTTCATGCTCTGACTTTAAGTACCATAGGTAACCGTTTGCTCCATTTTCACTTTGAATTTCAATCCATCCAATTTGAGCCATATCAGAACCACTTACTTCATAAGTGTCTTTTAATATAATAGGCTTATTTTGGAAGATGAAATCATCAGCTTCTAATGAACCTGACATTCCTGCTGTTCCTTTAGCAAATTCAGAACCGTAAATAAATACAGTACAAGCTGTTTGTGGAACCGCCTGTGTTACTTCGTAGTAAGCTACTTCAAATTGATTTCCAAGTAAATTTACACCACCACCTGTAGTTCCTAATGGAGCTGTAGTGATTACACCTTTGTTAGACAAAGTTGATCCAGCAGCGTTGTCTGAAATCATAACTGTTTGACCTACTCTTAAACCTGCTGATGTTTCTCCAGCAACTAAAGCTGGGTCAAAAGCATCGTTAATAGTATATATCGCCAATGCGTTTGCTCCTTGAGCAGTACCTGACGTACAGTTAGTGTATTTAATGTGTAGTCTACCTTGTTCAGCCCACTTAATCATATCTGAGTTAGTTGGCATTTCTGCACCTACCATTCTTAGGAAAGATGCGATAGTTCTATTTCCATAACGCTCAAATTCCTTTTCATAAGTATCTGGTAAATACTGAGTCAAGAAATCAAAGTTAGTTATGTAGTTTGTTGCAAGGACTTGTTTCTGAGCACTTGGCTGTAAATCAAATCCTGGTGTTGATAATACTGACATAATTTATTTTGTTTTTAATATTTATACTTTTTTTATACTTCTAATTTTGAGTCCTCTACCACTGCTCGTGTCACCAACCGGTCTAATTTTTAACCCATTCTTTACTGTACCTTGCTGTGTATTTCTAATATCCATATTAATGTTTTTTGATTTTTTAGTAACATCATCTACGGTATTTGCCACACCTTGATCGTAAAAAAATTGAGCAAATTTTTCAGGATTCATTGCTATAGCTAAAGACCTGTGATAGCCTTTTGCATCTTTAATCATTCCGTTTTCATCCATAAATTTACTTACAAAGTTATTTACGTCTGCTTGACGGCTTTTTAATTCAGCAGCATCTCCTGGTTTATAAGTAAAACTTTTTTCTCCGACATTAAATTCAAAACCTTTGAACTCATTGCTAAAAACTTCATCAGTTTTTTGGAGAAACCAATCGTACTTTTTACGGTTTGCTTCATTTACAGTTTTAGATTCTTCTATGTAACTTTTATAAGCACTCAAAGCTTCTTTGTCCGTATCAGATAATCCACCCCCACTTGACTCAAGAGGAACTTTATATTTACCCTTTTGTTCATTGAAATACTTTTTTGCTTTCGCAAGTTCTCTTTTTTTAGCTAACTTAATTTTCTTAATTTGTTTTGGCTCATCCATTTCTTCATCATATGAAAATTTGTCGTCCATTAAATCTTGAATATCTATTTCGTCTAAACCTTCTTCGGTTGCTCCGTAATAGTTAGCTAATAAAGAATCTTCGTCCATAGTATCGTAGTCTCTTTGTAAATTATAAAAGTCTTCAATACCACGTCCTGTTTCTTTTTTATACTTTAAATATGCAGAAACATCTTCAGGTAAATCTTCATTTACTTCTTTTTGAGCAAACAAATCTTCAACTGAATTTATTTCTTTATCATATCTGTTTTTAATATATGAAAGAACGTCTTCGTCACTTAACTCTGACGATGGAGTTTCTTCTTTTACCTCTTCTTTTGTTTCTTCAGCTACTGGAGCTTCCGTTGTTTCTTCTGTTGTTTCTGGCTGTTTTGAATCTTCAAACTTTTCTTCATGCTTCTCTAAAAGTTCTTGTTCAATTTCAGCTTTTGATTTTTCTTCAGTTACATCAGTAACTTCTTTTACTTTTATTTCCATTTTATTTTATTTAATTTTTACAAAGTTAATAATTATTTAACCGCAAGATTTAGCTATCTTGGATTAAACTCGGCCATATCAAAACCGTCTAAACTATCTTCATTAGATTCAAAATTTATAGGAGGTAAATTATTTTTACGCTGGTCAATTAATCTTGATTGCTCTGAAGACTGCTGACTAATTCTTTTGTTTTTTGCCGCCTCTCTATTTTGCTCTCTTTTATTTATTTGAGCCTCTTCCGCTCCTTTTAACTGAACTGCAAACTGAAATTCAGTATTCATCAGTTGTTCTTTTAATGCAGCTTCGTTTTTCATTTTTTCAATTTCAAAACCAATCTCAGCTTGTTTTACCTGCATTTTACTTTGACCTTCTGCTTGAATTTTAGCAATAGCTATTTGTGCTGCTGCTTGCTGAGCCTGCATATTATTTTGCTGCTGCATTTGCATTTCCTGAGCTTTACGCTCCATATCTTGCCTTTGCTTTTGTTTTCTTTTAACTTTCAAGAGTTGATTTGCCATTTTGATATTTTTAATTTCTCTAATATCAATAGCGTCTTCTAAGTCTATACCGCCTTTAGATAATGCCATTTGTATGTTAGCTTCTAACCTGGCTTTTTCTTCTTCATCCGGAGCTACCTCTACAAATATTCCAAAATCATACAGATATAAATTTTTAATATCATCTAATAACCCAATATTGTATTTTCCTATTTGCATAGCAAACTCATCTGCAAAGTCCGAATATTCTAAAACATCTGCTGTTCTTATAGATAACGCCTCTGCTAATGTTTGTGTTAAATATAAACTACCGTCTAAAATATGACGAGTAGCAGTATTAGAATTTAATGCAGCTAATTTTTGAACTCCAACTAAAGAATTTGGATCAGGTGTGCTACCATCTCTTGCTTCATTTAATCCGGTAACTTGTCTTATCATATTTAGATAATGATTGTAATTACCAATTAACATTTGCATTTTGTTTCCTCCGCTATTTGTTGTTAGTTGTTGAATAGGAACTCTTGCGTTGTTAAATTCACCGTCTTGGGTATAGCTTCTTCCTACAACACTACCTGTTTGAAAATATAATCTCAAAGCATCAGATGGGTCATACGAATTTCCTGTTCCTAAATCCACTTCGTTTAATCCGTCTGCATCTATAAACACTCCGTCTGGAACAACCTTTTGAATTACTTGTTGTAACTTCATGTGAGTCATTTGAATTAAATCAGTAAATGGTATCATACGTCTTACTAAAGACTCTATATTTCCTTTATACATTCGTGGAGCTACAGCTACATAATTAGGCATAGCGTGTTGGCTCGCTGACTGTGGCCTTACCATATTTTTAGCCATCTCCCACTTTATAATAATGTTAGTTCCCATTACCATAACTCCCTCATACCAAACATCAATTCTTTTTTCTACTCTTTCAAAATTTCCTTCATCCATCATTTCTTGTGGTGGATTGAACTCATCAGTTTTTGGAACTACCTTATAATTACCGTCTGCTGTTTGTTTTTTCTTATAAACAAAACTATTTGTTGATTTATAATTAAAATATAATAAAGTACAAGTGTCTCTATAAAACATTGAGTTTTCATACATAGCTGCAACATTATAATATTGATACCACGCCTGACTATATTTTGATATTTCTTCTAAATCATCTTGCGTTAAATCAGGGTTTATTTTCAAAACCTCTCCAATAGGTATAGTTTTTATTTCACCCCAATAAAAACAATCTTTAAAATGAGGGTCTTCAGTATAACTATACACCACGTTTGCAGGGTCTACATATTCTACTCTCACACCGTCCCCTAATTGAAAGCTATGTTTTGTCATACCAATACCTAAAGTCATCAAATCTAAGTCACACCTTTTTCTTATTTGCTCATAATGATTTTCAGCCAGTATTGTATTTATAGCACATTCATTTGCTATTTCTACTGCTGGTTTGTAATTCATTTGCATATAAAGCTCCATTTCTAAATCTGATTCTGGTAATTCATCAGGATTTACTTGAAAAACTTCTACGTCAAAATCTTTTTCTATTTGTTGAAATAAAGGTTTTGCTATAACATTAGTTTCTACCATTTGCTGAAACTCTCCTCTTTTTTCTGACGACATAGCGTCTTGTGCATATGTTTGAACAGTAAATAATCTGTCGCTCATACCGTTTACAACTATATCAACAAATTTAGGTATAACAGGAACTGGAGTCCAGTCTAAATTTAAGTAGCTTAAATCTCCATCTACCGCTAATTCATTTTTATATTTTGCTATGGATTGTTCTCCTCTGGCGTACAATCTTAAACGATTAAATTCTAACCATTGGTCATAAAATCGGCACGAGTTATAACCCGCTCCTTTTCTAAACCACTCGTATTGTATCGCTTGTCCTATCTGTAATCCGTATTCCTTTGTTGCCTTTTTTGCGTCAGATACAAATTGATCTGGAAATGCGGCAGATTTAATGTCTATTGTTACTCCCTTCATTTATCTTATTAATTGACTTAGAGAACTCTTATTGTTATATCTTGCAAAGTTAACACTTATTTTTGATTTTTGTTTAGTAGGTGTGTAAAGGTGTTTTTGATTAGCCATTATTGCTAATCCAGAACTTATAGATGCGTCAAACTTTGTTCTATTGTTTATGTCAAACTTTGCCCAGTCCATTAAAGTTCGCTGAAAACACATAGTTCCCATAGACTCTGTGTCTCTAAAAGTACCTTCTAAATCTAAACCTATATGTTTTTCAATATACGATTCTATTGCGGCAGCGTGTGATTGCTTTACGTCTTCTGATGAATTAGGTATACCTCCTAACTCTCTTTCTGTTTTTGATAATTTATTAAATCTTTTGTCTGGTCTATTCATGCAATAACCTCTATATCCTCTGTTTTTAAAATGGTATAATAAACGTGGCTTATTATTTTCACACAGTATAGGCATACCATAAAAAACACAAGCCATCAAAACTTCTTCAAAAAATATTTCTGCTGTTTGCGGCCTTGCAATGTATTCTAAAAAAAACTCATTACTTGGCGCATCATCCATATTAAACTTAGTCATTCCATGCAAAGCACCATTAGAACCTTTACCAACTACAACTCCAGATATATCATAAGAGTCACATCCAAAAGAACCAATATGTTCATTTCCTGGATACCATCTTCCTCCTTTAGATATTTTTCTATTTTGTAAAGCAGCTCCTGGAGTCCAAGTTACTAAAAATCTACCACTTTTATTAGGGCTAAAAACAACGGTTGTATCTTTAACGCCATTTAACCACGAAAAGGAACCTCGTGTTACATGATGGTCTAAAATTAACGAATCATTATAATCTATCTGTTGATATATTTTTGTTAAGTTAAACAAAGATTGTTTAGACTCATCTCTAAAAGCATGAGACTCTGTTCTTGGAAACTGTCTATAAAATTCATTTAAAGCGTCTGCATCAGAAGATAAAGAGCTAACTTCGTTTTCCCAATAATCTATAGCTCCTATTTTAATGTCTTCACCATCAATACCTATAACTGGTTTTTCAGGAGTTTTTAATACAGGCATACCATATTTATCTATATAACCTTCAAAGTTCCATTCCATAGGAATAAACAAACTATATAGCCCAGATTTAGTTTGTCCATTTTGATTTCTTTTTGTTGCGTCTGAGTCTTCATACAATTTTTTAAAATTAGCACCCCCTTTGTCTAAAGCATTTGAGGTAGACCCCATCATACACTTTCCAATAATTTTACTACCTAATCTTAAACAAGTTTTAGTTACCCTCCAGTTATTTAAAATATTTTCTGGCTTTTCCCATTTTCCACTTTCATCATGTAATAAGTATTGTAACTTTTCACCATCATATGAGTTGTCGGAAGTGTTTTTCCAGTCAATAGTTGTGTCAAGTCCTTCTAACTCATCTTGTTCAGTTAAGTACATATTTTTTTTAGTAATCTTAGATGCTGGCACCCTGTATGCTAATTCTGTTTTTGGCTTATCCATACCATCCTGAATAGGTTTAAAAAAGAAAGGGTAGTTGTTAGATATAGGCACAACTTTGTCAGTAAACATTTTTTTTGCATCAGCTCCTGTTTTAGAAAGTATACCAATACGAGCATCTCTTGTTATTGTAGCTTGATTTACACCTTCGCAAGAACTCATAAAAGAAAAACCTGAACGTCTAATTTTTAAATAACACATACCAAAACTTCTTTTATCTGCCTTACACGCTTCCCAAAATATATAAAATATTCTATTAGCTTCTCTAAAATCTGGATTACCTACATCTATTTTTGTCCATTGTAAATACATATAATGAGTTCCTGTTATATATGTAGGTATACCGTTATTCATAAACCACAGTCCTTCTTCTCTTTTATCAAATTCTTTTTCAATATAATCTACCCATTCGTTTTTAAAATCTGATGGAGTGTTATGCCATTGAAATATTGACTGTATTCTTTTTAATGGCTTAGGTAATAATGTGGGATTCCAACACTGGTCTTTTTGTTTTTCTCTGGAATTGTATAGTATCTTTGGAGTAGCAGGTAAAGCTATTCTAACACCGCTTATTTCATAAACATCTCCTATAGTTCCGTCTTTTGATATAACAACTATATCGTACTTTTCGTTATATCCATATTCCCATGTTTTTGCCTTATTTTTTCTTTTAATAATTCCTGAAGGAACAAAATTAGGTAAAAGCCTATATAATTTATTTTGATCGTGACTCTGCAAATCCTTTTGGTGTATTGTTTTTAGACTCTATAACTTTTCCTTCTAATAAATTTCTTTCTTCTTCAATTCTTTTTACTATTTCAAATGCATCCATAATGCACAGCTTTTTAGTTGCCGCTGCGTTTTTTAATCTATCAGCAGCTAACTCATCATCTTTATCATACTTTATTATCTCTTCTTTAGCTACCTTAACTAATTGCTTTACAGCTTTTTCACCTGCCTCTATTATTTGTAATTTAAGCTCTTTATTATTCATTTAATATTGTTGTTATATTGTTTGTAAACATACGATAAAGTAACTCACCTTCTACTTCAAATTCATATTCACTATTTGGCGTAAAAATTACTCTATCACCTATATTTACTCCAAGTTTTTTTAGTTGTTCATTATTATACTTTATAATTCCTTGTAAAGGCTCGTATTTTGTGTTTTTTAAAATTAAAGAATCTTCTGTGGGTATTGGTTTTACAAAACAATATTTTCCATGAGCCTTCCAGGTATCGTTGGTTTTATACATAAAAAACTGATCTTCATCTATAAAAAATAAATTTTCTTTGAAATAACTTTTACCGCTTTTTCTTTTACCTTTCATGTCATTATAAAACTTAAATACATTATGATGAACTAACAACGTATCTCCTGTATTTACTTCTCCTGTGTAATTTAGAGGCAATTCTTTTACGACAGCTAATCTGTTTGAAGATACATGGTCTTCTTCAGATACACTTGTTACCAACTCTACATTACCTAATTTTTTTGTATTGTTATACCTGCTATTGTTAACTGGCTCAACAATAAAAGAATATATAGACCTCATTAAAAATTTATATTATACTCTAAGGTTATAGGTAGTGTGTATAAAAACTCTTTCCAAACAAATAGTTCTTCGTTTTTAATTACCCATAATTTATAAGACTGACTATCTTCTTTTGCTTGTATTAAGTGTATTTTGTATTCTCCTCCCAGAACGGGCTGGCCAACTATATAGTGCATTGAACCTGATTTATAATCAGAACCAATGGAAATCTTTCTTATATCCATTTTATTTTATTTTTTATCTTCTACTAAACCTTTGTTTATCTCCGCTGTAATTTCCTCTACTATAGATAGTGTACTAATTGGTAGTGATTGTAATAAGCGGTTTATATGTTTAATAGACTCTTCATTTAATTCTACTCTCATTCAATTTAATTTAATTTATGGCGCAGCTACTATTGGTATTAAGTAGTTGACCCCATTTATTCTTACCTCCCAAGTTTTGTTTGGAGTTATAGTTTGTGTTGCAATAGAACCTAAGTTGTTCGTTGCTGTACCAAAAGCAAGTTGATTTGCTGCGTTAGTTGATGCGCCCGCTCCAATTGCAACACTGTAATTATCAATAACTTGTGCGTTATCACCTATAGCTATTGACTGTGCTCCTGTTGTTGAGGCATTACGTCCTATAGAAATTGATTTAGTTCCTGCTGTGTTAGCATCGTTACCAATAGCTATACTATCTGTGCTTGAAGCGTTATCTCCAGCAGAAGCTTGACAACCTATAGCTATAGTACACATACCTTTAGCTTTTGATTGATACCCTAATGCAATAACATCCGACACAACATTTGCAGTGCTGGAATTTGCGTCCGTTCCAATAGCTATATTATTGTTACCAGTTACTGTTGCAGTACGCATTGCGCCTTTACCAATAGCAACATGAGAATTACCACCTATTGTTGGCGAAGCAGCATCTTCCATTGCAAGATAACCTATTGCAATAGACTGACTTGTTACAGTAAACTTCATTGCATTTTTACCTATTGCTACTTGACCAAATCCAGTTGTTGTTATACCATTGGTATTATTACCAGCATAATGACCAACGTAAACAGCACCACCAACCACTGATGTCGCATTAAACTCTCCTGCATGACCTCCTAAAGCTACGTTTCCAACCCCTTGCACAGCAGTTCCTGAGCCTCCTGCTAATGCTTTATATCCGATAGCTACTCTTCCTGTTTCTTCGTTAGTATTTACATTTGGAGTTGAGTTTGATCCATAAAGAAGAGCTTGATAACCAATACCAATATCTGCTCCACCAAAGGCTTCCATACCTGCTTGATACCCTAAGAATATATTATCTGTTTG